ACCACCCAGATGTGCTGCGGGCTCGCAGGGAGTTGCGCGCCAACCGCAAAGCCATCGAGGAGGTTGCGTTCGAGAGTCTGTTCGAAGAGTTCCTTGATGTGATCTGTGAGAATGGCCTTGGGGTAACGCAGATGTTCGACCGTGACCCAAGGGGGCCAGACCTCAAACGGTTCATTGCATGGGTGGTACGCGACCCAAAGCGCAAGGAGTTGTACTACGAAGCTCAGGCCATTGGTGCCGAGGTGTGTGCCGTCGAGATCCCGATGATCGCCGACGCCAAGGACTCACTGGAGGACGCCAACAGATCGGCTATCCGCATCGATTCTCGCAAGTGGCAACTCAAGGTGTGGAACCGGGAACGCTTCGGGGACGTGAAGCAGATCGACCAGACGGTCCACGTTGACCTGACACTGGCCATGGAGACAGCGCAGGAGCGGCTGGATAGGAGCAGGACGGTCGATGTACCAGCGCGATTGATCAATGGCAGCACCTCGTAACTCGTCACCCCTCGTCGGGGAGCAGGACCTCATCACCACGCTGCTGGGGTTCCGCTACGACCCCGAGGGGTTCGTCAGGTATGCGTTCCCATGGGGCGTGAAGGGCACGCCACTGGAGCGGGTAGAGGGTCCGAGGACCTGGCAGCTTGATGAGTTCAAGCGCATCCAGGACCATCTGCTGCTCGATCAGGAGAAGGCACGCATCGGGCTGCCTGGGTCGCCGCTGTACCTGGCCATCTCGTCGGGCCGGGGGATCGGCAAGAGCGCCTGGCTCTCGATGCTCGACCTGTGGGTGGCGTCGTGCTGGATCGGCTCGACCACCATCGTGACGGCGAACACCGAGACGCAGCTTCGCTCCAGGACCATGGCAGAGCTCGGCAAGTGGCAAGTCATGGCGATCAACCGGCACTGGTTCGAGAAGTCCTCGATGTCCATGCGCCCGGCGAGTTGGTTCGTCGAGTTGGTCCAGAACCAGTTGAAGATGGACACGCAGTACTACTACGTGGACGCACAGTCGTGGTCAGCCGAGAACCCGGATGCGTTCGCCGGCGCCCACAGCCAGATCGGCATGATGGTCCAGTTCGACGAGGCATCGGGCATCCCGGACCCGATCTGGCAGGTCACCGAGGGGTTCTTCACGGACATGGCCCCGCTGCGCCTGTGGCTGGCCATCTCGAACCCGCGGCGCAACACCGGACGGTTCTTCGATGCCTTCCACAAGGACCGGGCGTTCTGGGATGCCCGGTACGTGGACTCGCGCACCGTCGAGGGTGTGGACAAGGCCGTGTACCAGCGCATCGCGGACAAGTACGGCGAGGACCACGACGTCACCCGCATCGAGGTCAAGGGTCAGTTCCCGCGCACGGGTTCAAACCAGTTCATCGGGCGCGAGGTGGTCAGTTACGCCGCCGAGCGCGACCTGGTGCCCGACGACGGTGCACCCCTGACCATGGGCATCGACGTTGCCCGGTTCGGGGACGACGAGTCGGTGTTCCGGTTCCGGCGCGGCCGCGACGCGAGGAGCATCAAGCCGATGCGGTTCCGGGGCAAGGACACCATGGCGCTGGCCACCGAGGCGGCGACTGCCATCGAGCGCCTGAAGCCCGATGCCGTGTTCGTGGACGGCGGCGGGGTCGGGGGCGGCGTGGTCGACCGGCTCAAGATGCTGGGCTACCGGGTGATCGAGGTGCAGTCGGGCGAGAAGGCCCGGGATGAGGAGAAGTACCTCAACCGTCGCGCCGAGATGTGGGCAGAGATGCGCGACTGGCTGGTCTACGGGGCCATCGACAACGACGAGGCGCTGATCGACGACCTCACGGGCCCCGAGTACGCCCTGCACCTCAAGGGGCAGATCAAGCTGGAGAGCAAGGACTCCATGAAGAAGCGGGGCCTGTCGTCCCCGGACGACGGCGACGCCCTGGCCCTCACCTTCGCCGAGCCCGTGAGTCGCATGGACGCGGCGACGGCGCGGCGCATGAACCGGATGAGGGGTAGCGTTGCGGACAGCGAGTATGATATATTCGCCTCAACCTGAAGGAGTGCGCCCATGTCTGGTTTGTTCGGTTCCAAGCCCCAGATCCCGGCAGCGGCAGCAGTGACCCCGACAGTGGCCACGCCAGCGGTCCAGGCGGCGTCTGACGCCCAGCGCATGCGCTCCCGTGCCGCCAGTGGCCGTGCCGCCACCATGCTCACCTCGACCGAGGAGCAGGCCACCACCCCGATGACTGCCACCAAGAAGCTCCTTGGCGGGTAACGTGTGGCCAGCCTCTACATCACCGAGTTCCAGGCCAGCGGCAACGCTGAGTCCGGGGCGCAGCTTCAGGTCGGAGTCGCGCCGCCGGCAACCGGGGATCGCAGACCCCGGGGGATTTTCCTGTTTGGGCAGATGGGTCTGAGAGACCCGAGATACTGAGGACTGAATCATGACATCAACCGTTTCCGGAACCCTTGCCGCAGGGGAGTCCAAGACCTTCGGGCTCTTGCCTGCGGAGGCCGTGACTCTGACGCTCTCGCCGAACGTTCGGGTCGTGATCACCGAGACCCCTGCCGCCGTGAGCGGCTCGGGGGTCGGGGGTGCGTCGAGTACTCGGGTGCACCGACCCGAGTTGCCCGGGACCTTCACCTACGGACCCTATGCGATGGGCGGGTCTGTGGTGGTCGAGGTTCTGAGTTACTCGGGGTCGAGTGTGGGGTGGTTGTGGACGAGTGCCACGGTGTCTCGGGATTCCTCCGGCAATATCACATCCCTGGTGTCAGGGGATGGGACCACCTATGGTCCGCTCTCTGAGATTGCCAATATTGCGGCCATCCGTGGGTCCGATGGTTACCACTACGCTGGATGGGCACGCGATCAAATAGCGACGGCCACCAAACTCTTCGACCAATCCGGCAACGGAAACGATGCGGCGCTACAGGCCGGTGTCTCAGCCGCCACAGCGTGGGCCACGGCCGGATTGTTCACGATGCCAAACCCCACCGGCACCACCGGCCTGGCAGAAATTCCTACGCTCGATTTTGACTATGCAGGCGGGGAAACTCTGCTGCTGTTCTGGCGCGGGTTTGCAACGCCCGAGGGGTCTGATATGCCCCTGCTTGGCGACACTGGGGACGGCAGCGCAACCACGCGCCAGGGGTTGAATCTGATTTGCACATCTGCCGGGAAAATGAAGTTCTGGCTGCGCGATTCGGCTGGGGCACTGAGCGCCAGCGGCACCAGCACCGCGATATGCTTTGAGGCGGCGGTCGAACACACATTGGCCGTTTGCCTTGATGGCCTGACGCGCAAATACGCCTTCTATGTCGATGGCGTGCGAGAGTCGGCCTTCGTGCCAAACTTCCTGACTTTTGCATCCGGGGCAAGGCCGGACACCATCAGCGGGCGCACGCTCAAGCTGGGCGGCAGTGGCAGGGTGTCGGGCGGCGTGCAAGACGGCATCGCATCTCAAACTCGTGCGCTGCATGTCCTGCGCCGAGCGATTGGCTTGGGCGCTCCGACCGGGATTGATGACATCGTAGCCAACCTGCACCGCGACCCGACGCGCCTGGTGTCTGCGGAGGCTTGGTAATGGCGCTCTTGTTCGACCATGCCTTCGCTGGCGACACGCTCCCATCCGGGCTGACGATGAGCGCCAACGGCGTCGAGGCAGTATCGTCTGATGACTTCCCCTACGGCATCGCCAGCCGCATTTTCCCCAGCACTGCGCCAGATGGATCGTCTGCTGTGTGCTGCCGACTGACGGGCGGCGATGCCGAGGCGGCGGGTGCGCTGCGCTCCGAGTTCAGCCTGGACAAGGGTGATGCTTTGGTGTCGCCGGATTCGGAGCGCTGGTATGTGTGGGATGTCTGGATACCGCCAACCCACACGCCAAACGTCAAAACAAGCTTCTGTCAGATTCACGACGACCCGGACGACGACGAGCCGGTTGTAAAGTTCCCCAATTTCGAGTTCATCGCCTACAACGGCGAGGTGTCAATCGACATCCCCAAAAACTGCCCAGAAGAGATCGCCGGGGGGCGCACGGTTGCTGCTGTTCCGCTGGTGACTGGCCGCTGGGTGGAGTGCGCCATTCATGCGAAATGGGAAACGGACGCGACCGGGTTTCTTGAGGCTGCATTTGATGGCCGGATGGTCATGCGCGAGTGGAATCGGGCTTGCCATTTTCCGGACCTGAAACGCCCATACATCAAACTTGGCGTCTACGACCTCTACAGCGGCGGGATCGTGGGCGACTACAGCATCTGGTTTCGCAATCTCCGCATTTACGGCGGTCGGCATTCCGCATCCGAGGTGCTGGGAGGCCCGATCCTCCCACGCGTGCGCGGCGTGCGCTGATTCCATCCCATGCCGGTACACATCGGAGTAACCCAATGAGCAAAATCGAAGACATCTGCTACCGGTACAACTCCCTCAAGGGCTCCCGGGGCAACTGGGAATCCCATTGGGAGGAGATCGCCGAGCGAGTGCTCCCGCGGCAGATCGGCTTCCTTGGCGCTCGCACCGATGGGGAGAAGAAGTCGCAGAAGATTTTCGACTCCCGGCCGCAGATCGCCCTGGATCGCTTCGCCGCGGTCATGGACTCCATGCTCACCCCGCGCCAGTCGAAGTGGCACAACCTGCGCACGACCGACGAGTCCCTGAACCGTCAGTTCGCGGTGCAGGACTGGTTCTATCAGGTGAACAACATCCTGCACCAGATGCGGAACTCCCCGAAGGCCAACTTCGCCGGGCAGAACTACGAGCGGTGGATCAGCATGGGGGCCTTCGGCACCGGCTCCCTGTTCATCGACTTCATGGCCGGCGTGGGCCTGCGCTACCGGTGCGTGAACCTGCGGGATACGTTTTTTCTGGAGAACCACCAGGGGATCATCGACTCGGTGTACCGATGCTTCAAGCACACGGCGCGTCAGGCGGCGCAGCGATGGGGTGAGAAGAACTTACCAGAGCGGGTGCAGAAGGCACTGGAGAACCCGCAGCGCCAGAACGAGTTTTTCGACTTCCTGCATGTCGTGGCCCCGCGCACCGATTACGACAGCGGCCGGGCAGATGCCCGAGGCAAGCCGTGGGCGTCCTACTACCTGTCGGTGCCCGACAAGATGCTGCTCGCGCCCGAGGGTGGGTTCACCAGCTTCCCGTACAGCATCGCCCGGTACGTTACCGCGCCCGAGGAGGTCTACGGGCGCTCGCCGGCCATGACCGCGCTGGCCGACATCAAGATGCTCAACGAGATGTCCAAGACTGACATCCGTGCGGTCCACAAACTCGTGGACCCACCGATCCTGCTGCACGACGACGGGATTCTCGGGGGTGGTGCCACCACGATCCGCATGCAGCCCGGGGGCCTGAACCCCGGGGGCGTGAACCGCAACGGTCAGGCCATGATGCAGCCGTTCAGCACGGGCGCGCGGGTGGACATCAATGAAAACAAGATGGAGCAGCGGCGCACGGCCATCGACGATGCGTTCCTGGTGACCCTGTTCCAGATCCTCGTGGAGACGCCGCGCATGACGGCTACCGAGGCGCTGATCCGGGCGCAGGAGAAGGGCATGCTCCTCACGCCTACGATGGGGCGCCAGCAGTCCGAGGCGCTGGGGCCGCAGATCGAGCGCGAACTCGATCTGCTCATGTTCCACCGCATCCTGCCCCCGATGCCGCCCGAACTGGTGGAGGCTGGGGGCGACTACGAGATCGTCTATGACTCGCCGATGTCCCGGATGGCCCGTGCCGAGGAGCTTGTGGGCGTGCAGCGCACCATGGAGTTGCTGGCCCCGTTCGCCCAGATCAACCCCGAGGTGCTCGACGTGTTCGACCCCGACGCGCTGGCTCGCTTGACCGCCGAGGTCTCCGGTGTCCCGACCCCGGTGCTGCGCAGTCAGGACGCCGTGGACAAACTGCGCCAGCAGCGCGCACAGCAGACACAGGAGGCCATGATGGTGCAGGCGGCACAGCCCCTTGCTGGGGCCATGAAGGACGCGGCGCAGGCGAACCAGTTACTTCAAGGAGCGTGACGATGGCAGATGATCCGTGGAAGCACCGCAGTGCTGGAATGAAGTGCAGGACGTGCATGTGGTTTGCCGCGAAGGAGAGCCCGGCAAAGGATGATCGTGGTGTGCTCGGCCGATGCCGCAAGCATGCGCCATCAATGAACGGGTTTGTTCCCGTGTTCGAGATGGACTGGTGTGGGGACCACCGCCTCGATGAGTCGAAGATCACGGCGCCGTGAACCTGAACCCCATGACTCTCATTCGTCGGCGGGCCTACCGCGCGACGTTCAACACTGTCGAGGGTCGCAAGGTGCTGGCCGATTTGAGGCGTTTTTGTCGAGCAAGTGTCCCGACTGCTGATATCAATAACGTCCAAGCCACGTATCTGCTTGAGGGCCGTCGTGAGGTCTGGTGCAGATTGCAGGCCCACCTCATGCTGACCGACGAGGATGTTTTTAATCTTATCGAGGATGACCCTAATGACTGACTCCACTGCTGCCGCCCTGCTGGGCGATAACGGCACCCCTGCTGCCCTGGCCGCTGGTGTGCAACCCACCGCGCAACCGAGTGCCAACTCGGTCTGGACAGCCGCATTTGACGAGGACACGAATGCCTACGTCAGCAACAAGGGTTGGAAAGAACCCTCGGACATGCTGATGTCGTACCGCAACCTGGAGAAGTTCGCCGGGGGCGCCAAGAACCTGTTGGAACTGCCGCCCGAGGACGCCAGCCCCGAGGCACTCGAAGCCTTCTACACGAAACTCGGTCGGCCGGCGAACCCCGACGAGTACGGCTTCAAGGTGCCCGAGGGCGGCAGTCCCGAGATGGTCGAGTGGTTCAAGAGCGCAGCGCACAAGCACGGATTGAACACCAAACAGGCGCAGTCGTTGTTCAATGAGTTCAATGGCATGTCGGGCTCGATGCAGGAGAAGTTTCAGGCCCAAATGGCGCAGGAATCCGAAAAAGCGATAGGTTCATTGAAACAAGAGTGGGGTCAAGCCTACGACCAGATGATCGGCGCCGGGCGTCGTGCTGCCACGGCGTTGGGGTATGACGCTGGGAAGCTCAGCGCGATCGAGGACAAGCTCGGAACGGCCGAGATGCTGCGCCTGTTCGCGCAACTCGGCTCCAAGATGGGTGAGGACTCGTTCGCCGGGGAGCGCAGCGAGGGGGGATTCGGAACCACGCCGGCCGCAGCGAAGCAGCAGATCGCGGACCTCAAACTCGACAAGGGTTTCATGGACAAGTACCTCGCTGGCGACAAGGATGCCGTGAACAAGCTCCAACGACTCATGGAGGCCGCGCATGCAGGCGGATGAGGTTCGGCTGCGCGTATTCGAGGCCATGGTGGGACAAGCAACCAAGGTCGGTTTGTTCAACCCAAAAGAACTCATTGAATCTTGCGCACACGTTGAAAAATATGTGATAGGATCGTCAGCAGTCGAGGACCCACCGGCCCCGACCACTCGGAAGACGCTGACCAGGCCCGTCAAGGACAACCTGGTTCCAAGTTTCCTGAGCAACTGACCCCACTCAAGTGGACAAGTCGAAACAGAGCTTCGGTGATTTTGTTTCCACTTACCACCTGAAAGGGTCATATCATGAGTTTCCAAGTCACGACCGCGTTCGTGCAGCAGTACAGCACCAATGTGCAGCTGCTGCTCCAGCAGCGCGGATCTCGGTTGCGCGATTGCGTGACCGTCGGTTCCTACACCGGCAAAGCCGCCAAGGTTGTCGAACAAATCGGCGCGGTGACGGCGCAAGCCAAAACCGGCCGCCACGCCGACACCCCACTGATCAGCACCCCGCACGACGCCCGCTGGTGTCACCCCTCGGACTTCGAGTGGGCCGACATGATCGACGATCAAGACAAGTTGCGCATGCTGATCGACCCCACGAGCCCCTACGCCATGAACGGCGCATACGCTCTGGGTCGTGCGATGGATGACATCATCATCACCGCTGCTCTGGGCACCGCCCTGACCGGCGAGAACGGCTCCACGAGCACCGCATTCGACACTGCCAACCAGCAAATCGCAGTCGGCGCCACGGGTCTCACGGTCGCCAAGTTGCGCACGGCTCGCAAAATCCTGCTGACCAACGAGGTCGATGTCGCCATGGACCCCCTCTACGTCGCTGTCACGGCGGTGCAGATGGACAACCTGCTCGGCACCACCGAGGTCACGAGTTCCGACTACAACACCGTCAAGGCGCTGGTGCAGGGCAACGTGGACACGTTTCTCGGGTTCAAGTTCATCCACTGCGAGCGTCTGGGTGTCGATGGGTCGGGCGACCGGCGCTGCATCGCCTGGGCCAAGTCGGGCATGCACCTGGGCATGTGGAACGACATCACGACCAAGATCAGCGAGCGTGCTGACAAGTCGTATGCCACGCAGGTGTACGTCAAAGGGACCTTTGGTGCCACCCGCACCGAAGAAAAGAAGGTCGTCGAGATCATCTGCGATCTGTAAGGAGCACACGACATGGCACGTACCTACGCAAACGAGGTCGCCGGTTTCGGCACCACACCCACCACGAAATCCGACGGTGGTATCCACGGGGGCCGGCTTCGCCGCTTCCGTGCGTCGTTCACCATGGCCGCGCAAGCGTCCGGTGACGACATGGTGCTGGCCCGGGTTCCGGCCGGCTACCGCTTCGCCTTCGGCATCATCAATGCCTCGGCGACCATGGGTGGCACCGCCACCGTGGCCATCGGGATCGCTGGTGCCACGGGTAAGTACCGCACCGCTGCCATCAACACCGCAACCGTGCCGACGCTCTTCGGCAACGTGGCGGCAACGGATGACGACGCCCTGACCGCCGAAGAAACGGTTCTGATGACCATCGCTGCCGCGGCCCTGCCGGGTGCAGGCACCGTGGCCATCGACCTGTACTTCTCGGGTCCGTAATGAACCGGGGGCTTCGGCCCCTGTTTTTCAACAGGAGAGACCATGGCAAAGAAATTCGTTGACGCCGCGATCAAGACGGAACAGGAGTCGATGACCTTGGAAGACGGGAGCGCCCTGACCCTGACCAACGGTGTGCGCGTCCTGTACGACGACACGCTGGAGAAGGGTGCCATCGCGGTGCTCTTGGAGCGCATCAAGAACGCGATCCTGCGCCTCGAACCTCAGTGATGGGGTAACCCATGCCGAGTGTCGTTGACCTCTGCAACAGTGCCCTAGATAAGGCAGGGCACGGTGCCATCACGTCCCTTGACGACAACACCAAGGCGGCTCGGTTGTGCTTGCGCAACTGGCCCCTGGTGCGCGACCGCGTGTTGCGCATGCACCCTTGGAACTTCGCCGTCAGGCGCACCAACCTGGCCGCGCATGAGACTGCCCCTGACTGGGGGTTCACGGCGAAGTTTCCACTCCCTTCTGACTTTCTGCGCCTGCTTGAAGTCCGTGACCTATCCACAGGCGAATTCCAACTCGAAAACGGGTTCATCCACGCCAACGCGACGGTCCTATATATCCGCTACATCGCCAGCATCACGGACCCCAATGTCTATGATGCGCTGTTCATTGACACCGTGGCCACTCGCCTGGCTGCGGAACTCGCTGAACCACTGACCCAGAGCACCACGAAAAAGAAGGCGCTCCTGGAGGAATACGACGTGTTCATCGATGACGCGAAGCGGGCCGACGCGCAGGAGAACCCACCTGTTGTGTATGAGGAGGACGAGTGGATTAAAGTGAGGTACTGATGAAAGCCTCACCTGCTCAAACGTCCTTCAACGCTGGTGAACTGTCTCCGTTGCTCAAGGGGCGTCCGTCTCTTGACAAGTTCAAGAATGGGTGCGAGACCCTTGAGAACTTCATTCCTCAGATCCAAGGCCCAGCGCGCAAGCGTCCAGGCACCCGGTTCGTGGCCGAGGTCAAGGACTCTGCAGACGCCACGCGCCTGCTACCATTCGAGTACAGTACGACCCAAGCATATGGTCTGGAGTTCGGGGACCTGTACGTCCGGTTCTATCTGGATGGTGGGGTTGTTGAGTCGAGTCCCGGTGTCCCTTACGAGGTCGTGAGTCCGTACACCTCGGCTCAGGTGGCCGCACTCGAATACGCTCAGTCAGCCGATGTGGTCTACATCACGCACCCCGAGCACCCACCTTACAAACTCGCGCGTGTCAGCGCCCTGTCGTGGACCCTGACCGCCGTTACGTTCGCATGGCCTCCGTTCAACGACGAGAACACGGGGACCACAACGATTACTGCCTCGGCGGTCACAGGTGCGGGCATCACCCTCACCGCATCCGCGTCCCTGTTCGTCGCAGGTGATGTGGGCTCGTACTTCAAGATCAGCGAGATCAGCGCCTCGAAATACAACCAGTGGACGACCGGGGTCGTCCATACCGCGGGCAACATCGTGTACTACCTGGGCAACATCTACCAGGCCGCGAACAGCGCCACCGCTGGCTCACGACCACCTATTCACACCAGCGGCACCGAGAGTGACGGGGCGGTCGATTGGCTATTCCTGCACGACGGGGCCGGGTACGCTCAGGTCACTGCCTACACCAGCGCCACTCAGGTCACGGCTACCGTTGTCAAGCGCCTGCCCACCACCAGCGCCACGACCCGTTGGTCCGAGGGTGCGTGGTCCAACCGACGCGGGCACCCGCACGCCGTCACGTTCTATGAGGATCGTCTGTGGTTCGCCGGCTCGACCAGCCGGCCTCAGACCCTGTGGGCCAGCGTGTCGGGAGACTACGAGAACCACAAGTACGGCACCAACGACGATGATGCGTTGAACTACACGATCAACACACAGGACATGAATACGATCGAGTGGTTGGCGCCCACCAAAGTGCTGGCCATCGGCACGGCCAACGGCGAGTTCACCCTGAGCGCCACCCAGATCAGTGACCCGGTGACGCCCACCAACGTGAAGATCACGCCGCAGACCACGTTCGGCAGCGCCACGGATGTCAAGCCATTGCGCGTGGGTTCGGTGATCCTGTTCCTGCAGCGTGCCGGCCGCAAGCTGCGCGAATACGCATATCAGTTCGACACCGACTCGTTTGTCGCGCCCAACATGAACGTGCTGGCCGATCACGTCACTGAGTCCGGTGTCGTGGACCTCGCATATCAGCAGGAACCGAGCCAGATCGTGTGGGCGGCGCGTGCCGATGGGGTACTCGCCGGCATGACCTACGAACGCACTGAGGACGTGGTGGGTTGGCACCGTCACAGCATCGGGGGAGGCATCGTGGAGTCCGTGATCAATCTTCCTCATTGGGACGGGGATCAGGATGTACTGTGGATGATCGTTCGGCGCACGATCGATGGTGACACGAAGCGGTACGTCGAGTATGTCGAGAAGTACATGACTGACGAGTATGCGTTCTTCATGGACTGTGGTTTGACCTACGATGGTTCACCCGTCACCGCGATCAGCGGACTGGATCACCTCGAAGGTGAGGAGGTCGCGGTATTGGTCGATGGGGCCGTACACCCGAACCGCACGGTCGCGTCTGGCGCCATCAACCTCCAATCTGCAGCATCCGTGGTCAATGTGGGCCTGCCCTACACCGCCACCATCAAGACCATGCCAATTGAGGCCGGGGCTCAGGACGGCACGGCTCAGGGTAAAGAGCAGCGGATCAACAACGTCGTCATGCACCTCTACGAGACTGGTGCTGGCCTGTGGTACGGGCCGAACCTGACCGACATGGACGAATACTCCGTGCGCAGTTCGAATCATGACATGGACGAACCTGTGCCGCTGTTCACCGGACTCACGAGTCTCTTGGCGTGGCCTGGTGATTATGAGAAGGGAACTCAGATGTGCGTGCAGCACCGTCTCCCTCTACCCTGTACCGTAGTGGCGCTGCTGCCGCAGATGCACACCTATGATCGTTAGGACCTGGCGCCGTGGCGACACCGAGGCTGTGGAAATGCAGTCCGCGCAGCAGTACCTGCGCTGCATCGTGGACGTGCGCGCCGACTTCA